CCAGCCCTTGTTGACGTCCTGGAGCAGCGGGTTGGCGCCGCGATCGGTGGTCGCGGCAACCGAGGTGCCATTCCAGCCAATGAGGATGCGATCGAGACCCTGACGCTTGAGGATCGCGTTGCGGATGAGCGTCTGGAATTCCTTGCGATGCGCCCAGGCGTCGAGCGTCGCATATTTGATGGCAGTGTCGAAGTTCGTCTTTTCGCAGCGATAGCGCCCACCGTCACTGGTGTCGGTCGCCGGGGTCGGCGTGCGGCGCGTGCCGTTCGCGGTGTTGACACGTCCCGCGATCGTGCGGGTAATGCCGACGCCAACCTTATCGCCTTCCTGCTCGGGAACCGTGATGACGTTGATCGTCGACAGGAATTCGCTCTGCGACTGCTGAACCTCGATGAGGCGCTGCACGACGGCGGGATCGACCGAAAAAGTCTCGGCTGCGGAGGGGACGCTGCTGAGCAGAGCGATCTGGGAGACGAAGGCGTTGAAGAGGACGCGGGTGGGATTGCGCATTTTGGACTCCTGGCGGAACGAAATTTCGGCGGGCGGGCGATCAGCAGTCGGTGACGAGGGCGCCGGTCCCGCCGGAGGCCGGCGGGCGCGTGAAGCTGCTGTCAGGCGTCTTCTCGAGCTTGCCCTCAAGTGCGGCGAACTTCCCATCGAGAGCGGTCTGAGCCTGCGTGAGGGGAGCGATTGCAGCGGCAATCGACTTGGTGACGGTTTCGCCCATCGCCGTGGCGAAGGCGGCGAAATTGTCGTTGGCGGGTTCCTTGACGGGCTCTTCCTTGACCGGGCCGGCATCGCCGCCTTTGAACTTGGCAGTGAGTGCCGAGAAGAATCCGGCGATCGCGCTCTCGACCTTGGCGGAATCTGCAGCGGGGGCTTCGAAACCGAACTCGATCGCATCGGTAGCTGCGGAGAACAGCGTCCCCGGTGCCGAGCGGGAGAATTGAAGCTTCTCGGTGCCGATGCTGGCGGGCGTGTCGGTAAAGGCGAGGCCGACCAGGCCGAACTTGCCGCTGCCGGCATAGTCAGGGGTGAGTTCCACTGACGGGAACGGCTTCTGATCCTTGCCCGAGAGCGTGACGAGCTGATCGTTGGCGTCGACTTGCGCGTAGAGCGCGCGGCGCTTTTCCGTCTTGCCGGCGATATTGATATCGTCCGTCTGCGCTTTCACTGCGCAGACATCCCCATAGCCATTGAAAGGCGGTTCCGGGCTGTAGCCCGAGATATGCTCGATGTTGATGCGTGGGGAATAGGTGGCAACGTCGAAGGTCGTGACCGCGTCGTCGATCATCTGGGCAGTTACGGTGCGGCCGTCACTGATCGTCTGACCTTCAACGAAGGCGCGGAAGAACTTGCTCTTGGTGCCCATGGCGGTGCGTTCCCTCGGATCTGCTCAAATTCTGGCGACACAGGGTCGCGCTGACTGGGCGAAAGGGGACGAAGGCGGACGGCTTCTCAAGCTGGCAGGCTTGTAGAGACGGTTTCTACAAGGGCGGCTGCTCAATGCCGGCGGCGTGGCGTGGCTAGGTTCCGCGCCGATGAACAAGCTTCCGCCCGACACTGGCATGCACCTGCCGGCAAACACGTTCCCGATCCCGATCACGGCGGATCGCTGGGCGCGCAGCCTGTATTGGGCCGGATGGGGCGTCACCCAGATCGCCGGCGAGCTCGACAACCTCGGCTACCGCAACGACGAGACTGGAAACGCTTATGCGCGATCGACGATCGAGGCGTGGAAGCAGCGCCAGGGCTGGGATAAAACCAGCCCGCTCGATCGCGTCGAGAACACCGCCGAAATGCGGCTCAGCCGCCTGATCCTTAAGGAACAGAAGACCGGCGCCGACTATAAGGAAATCGACCTGCTGATGCGGGCGATCGTGATGGCCGCGCGGGTGCGGCGTTACGAAGCGCCGGGAGGGCATGAGGGCGATCTCAACGAGAAGATCGCCAATCGCAATGCCGGCGACCGCAAGGCGGGCAAGAAAAAGAACCACTTCACGGCCGAGCAGGTCGAGGAACTGGAGCGCATCTTCCATGCCGAGCTGTTCGGCTATCAGGAGGATTGGTGGAGCGCGAAGGATCAGCGCACCCGCATGATCCTGAAATCGCGCCAGATCGGCGCGACCTGGTATTTCGCCCGCGAGGCGTTGCTCGACGCACTGCGCGGCGGCGGCAATCAGATCTTCCTCTCGGCATCGAAGAACCAGGCGCACATCTTCCGCGGCTATATCATCCAGTTCGCGGCGCGCGTCGGCGTGAAGCTGCAGGGCGACCCGATCGTGATCACCGCCGACACGATGCCCGAAGGCGAGCCGGCGGCCGAGCTGATCTTCCTGGGCACCAACGCCCGCACTGCGCAGGGCTATCACGGCAATTTCTATTTCGACGAGTTCTTCTGGACCTATGGCTTCGAGGAGCTGAACAAGGTCGCCAGCGCCATGGCGATGCACAAGCGCTGGCGCCGGACCTATTTCTCGACGCCGTCGAGCGTGGCGCACCAGGCGCATCCCTATTGGACCGGCGACCGCCGCAACCGGCGCGTGAAGAAGGCCGATCGGGTGGAGATCGACACCGGCCATGCCCGCTTGCAGCGCGGCGTGCTGTGCGAGGACAATGTGTGGCGCCAGATCGTGACGATCGAGGACGCGGGGGCGCGCGGATGCGACCTGTTCGACGTGGAAGAGCTGCGCATCGAATATGCGCCCGACGAATTCGCCAATCTGCTGATGTGCCAGTTCGTCGATGACAGCCTCTCGGCATTCAAGTTCAACGAGCTGCAGCGCGCGACAGTCGATTCGGGAGTCGATTGGCTCGATGTGGATCTGTTGGCCAAGCGGCCCGTCGGCAATCGCGAGGTTTGGGCCGGTTACGATCCGCAGGAGAGCGAGGACGGCGATAATGCGGCGCTGGTGATCGCGCTGCCGCCCCTGAGCCCGACGGGCAAATTCCGGCTGCTCGAGCGTTACCAGCTGCGCGGACTCGACTTCCAGGCGCAGGCCGAATTCATCCGCGAGCGGCTGAAGCGCTACAACTGCACCTATCTGGGCATCGACGCGATGGGCGTGGGCGCCGCGGTCTATCAGCTGCTCCGCGACGACATGCGCGGCGTGGTGAAGATCGAATATTCGCTCGAAACCAAGGCGGCGATGGTGATGAAGGCGCAGCACAGCTTCGCCCGCCAGCGCATCGAGTTCGACGCCGGCTGGATCGATGTGCAGTCATCGTTCCTGTCGATCAAGAAGGCCCTGACCGGAAGCGGCCGCGCGATCACGTTCAAGGCGAGCCGCAGCGAAGATATCGGCCACGCCGACCTGGCCTGGGCCGTCATGCACATTCTCATCAACGAACCCCTGGACGGCAGAGCGCGGCCAAAGACGCGCATGGAGATTATCGATGGCGAAGCCGACGAAAGCGAAGCGACTGAGCAGGGCGGCAGCGGCGGCGGCCTCACATGGGGCCATCGAGGGGGGAGCGATCGTGGCGAACTCGAGCAGCGAATCGACGGCACTGGCATTCAGCTTCGGGGATCCGGAGCCGGTGCTCGATCGCCGGCAGATCATGGACATGCTGGAATGCCCGCACAATGGCCGCTGGTACGAGCCCCCCATTCCCGTCGATGGACTGGCCCGCGCGTTCCGCGTGTCGCCTCACCACAGCTCTGCTATCTACCTCAAGCGCAATTTGCTCGTCTCTGCGTTCAAGCCCTCGCCGCTGCTTAGCCGCGCCACGTTCGAAGCGTTCGTCCAGGACTATCTCGTTTTCGGGTTTGCGTTCCTCGAGGAGCGGCGCAACGTGCTGGGCGGCGCTTTTCGATATGAGCACGCGCTGGCCAAATATACGCGCCGCGGCGTGCAGGCCGGCCGCTTCTTCTTCGTGCCGGGCTACAATAAGGAGACCGAGTTTCGCGCCGGCAGCGTGCGGATGCTGATGCAGCCCGACGTGAACCAGGAGATCTATGGCGTGCCCGAATATCTGAGCGCGCTCCAGTCGGCGTTGCTCAACGAGGCCGCGACGCTGTTTCGCCGGCGCTATTACCTGAACGGCAGCCATGCCGGGTACATCCTCTACGCCACGGGCGATATCGACGAGAATGACACCAGGGCCCTGCGGGAAGCCCTGCGCAAATCGAAGGGGCCGGGCAATTTCAAGAATTTGTTCGTCCATGCGCCGGGCGGGAAGGAAGGCAGCCTGAAGATCCTGCCGATCGCCGAAGTGGGCGCGAAAGACGAGTTTCTCGGCATCAAAAATGCGACGCGCGACGACGTGCTCGCCGCGCACCGCACGCCGCCGCAGATCCTGGGCATCGTGCCGGCGCAGGGTTCGAGCGGCTTCGGCAACCCGGTCGATGCGATGCGCATGTTCGCATGGGCCGAAATACTGCCGATCATGCGGCGGATGTATCAAGTCAATGAGGATCTGGGGCGCGAGCTGATCGCCTTCGACGAGCCGGAGAACCCTTTGAGCAAAGCAGCTTGAGAATACCCCCGCTCGGCACGTGGCCAAGCGGGGGCAAGTCGGGTGGCGGCCCGGCTCACCGACGAGAATACGCTCTCCACGACAGATAGGCCAGTCGGCCGTCCCGCACCCGATTTGCATCGGGCGGGATTCCAGAAGAGCGAGATTTCCTACATGTCCAGTAGTTTAGTTCGTCCTGTCGCACCCGCGGCGGGCTATATCGGCGGCAAGCGCAACCTTGCCGGCCGTCTGACGCGCATGATCGACCGTGTGGAGTGCGACGCCTATGCCGAAGCCTTTGTGGGCATGGGCGGGATATTCCTGCGCCGGCGCATGCGGCCGAAGGCCGAGATCATCAACGATATCTCGGGCGACGTCGCCACGCTGTTTCGCGTGCTCCAGGAGCATTATCCTTATCTGATCGACATGCTGCGCTTTCGCGTGGCGAGCCGGGCCGAATTCGAGCGCCTCAACGCTCTGCCAGCGGCGCGGTTGACCGATCTGCAGCGCGCGGCGCGGTTTCTGTACCTCCAGCGCCTTGCGTTTGGCGGGAAGGTCAGCGGGCGCAATTTCGGCGTTGATGTCAGCCAGGGAGCGCGGTTTAATGTCTCGAAGCTCGAGCCGATGCTGGGCGAAATCCATGAGCGGCTCGCGGGCGTGGTGATCGAGCAATTACCCTATGGGGAATTTATTCGGCGCTACGATCGGCCCGGTACGCTGTTCTATCTCGATCCACCTTATTGGGGATGCGAGACGGACTATGGCCAGGATGTATTCGCGCGGGCCGATTTCGAGGCCATGGCCGCGCAACTGCGCGAGATCCGGGGGCGGTTCCTGATGTCGATCAATGACACCGCGGGTGTGCGGGAGACCTTCAGCGGCTTCCACATGCTCGAGTTCGATACGACCTACACGGTCGGCCGCGGCGCCGCGTCAAAGGTCGCCGAGCTGGTGATTGCCAATTTCGATCCGGCAGCGGACGATGGGGCATGCGCAGACGCCGGTTGATCGCGATTGAATTGACAGTCCTCATCATCCTCCAGCTGGCGGGCTGGGGGATGCTCATTGCGTCGGCGATTGGCTCCCACCTTTGACATCGAGCGCTCCGGTCAGGGAAGGTGCTTGGCATCGATCGGCGCGCCGCGCTCGATCAGCCTTTCGACAATGCGCCGATATTGCCCGCGACAGTTTCGCCACGGCCCGCGCCGCTTTGCCGTTGCCGCGTCCCAGAAGTCAGTGAGAAGCTGGTGATCTTCGACCATGGGACGCAGGACATGCAGCGCGAGGCGGACATAGATCGTGCCGACAGGTTCGGTCACCGACAGCGCCGTTGCTTCGTGAAGGATTTGTAGAGCAAGGTTGAGCAGCGCATGGCGATGCGCCCGCCTTCGCGCCCGTCGCTCGCCGAACGGGATGATCTGCAGGTCGATCAGCGGCGCCGGGCAGTTACGCGGGCATTTGACCGCATAGCGCGCGGTGAACCAGTTGGTGTTACCGCCGTTGCGCTCCACCTCTTCGATCAGCGCGTCGAGCTCCCACACTTGTTCGGTCTTGCAGCCGCGGCAGATGACGTTGATCTGCGCCTCCACGCGGCGAAGGTCGGAAAGGGACTTAGGCGGCCCGACCATGAAGTCAGGCTCCCCAATCCGGTGCTGGCGGGTCTACCCATTCACAATGATCGAACTCGGCGCGGTCGATCGGGGTAGGCAAGGCAGGCTCTCCCCCGCCGAAGCGAGCACGGATGCTCGCCACGCTTCCCCGCAACTCCTGAAATACGGCAGCGCATTCCTCGCCAGCGCGCAGCCAGGACCCGACCAGGCCGCAGCGCTCGGCGGTGAGATATCCGAGCTGGATACCGCGTTCGCTATACACGGCGATAGCGCGCGGATCCTTTGGGTTTTTCGGCTCGAGGCGCAGTTCGACCCGATCACCGGGGGCGCAAAGCTCAGCCTCGAATCGTCGGCTGCTCTTGTCGAGGTTTGGATAGGCCAGGCCGACGACGGCGAGGCTGAGTTCGCGGCCACTACGAGCTGTAGGATATTGGAACATAAGTAGAACGCACCTATGTGGAGGGCGCCCGATTCGGCAAGGAGATTGTTTGATGGCGCCCGAATATCGCACCGACACGGAAGTGCGCGCCGCGCTGCGCGTGCTCATCGATCGGCGCGGCCTGCATAGGCAGGAACTATCGCGCGTGCTCGGCAAGGCACCTGGCTACGTTCACGACTTCCTCGAGCGTGGGGCGCCGCAGCGGCTCGAGGTAGCCGACGCGGCGCGGCTGGCGCGATACATGGGCATCGACGCTATCGAGCTGGGCGTGACGCCGGGGCAGGCCGAGGTCTGAACCTGCGACCCCACGGGCGGCGCTTTTCCCCCCGCCTCGCCCGCGGGCTAAATATGTGGTTTTCGACGCAGCAAGTATCCTCTGAGGACGCCGCTGAGGAGAATTGTGATTTGCGTGATGCGATATGACGCACCCAGCGGGCCTTGGCGCCACGTCCGTTTCTTTGGCACGATCCATGCCCTGCTCCCCCTGGAGAGCAGCCGAAGCGGCCACAGCCGCTTCGTCCCGAAAGTCGTGAGACTAACCGGTCGTGCCTTTGTGCGTTGCGCTTGGGGGGACTTCCACATTGCTGGAGCATCGCCGCAGGCGATTCCTCATATATTATCCTTCAGAGCCCGGATTCTGACCGCCCGGTGAATTCGCGTTACTGAGAGACGCGCCGAGGCGGTCGAGAGCTGCCGCCAGTTGGGGATCAGACACGCGAGCGCTGCCCTGTTTGGCTAGGGGAAGGCCGTCAAGCATCGCATTGGTCGCGGCGCGATCCTCCGCCCGACGGGCGCAATCGTCGTCTGGCGGGGGGCCTACGCCGATCAGCCGCCGGATAAGATCGGCGGCAAACTTAGGCAGCTTCGTGACGTCGAAGCCATAGGCGTTGGAGATCTGCTTTACCTGCGGGCCGTAGCCGCCGGCATTTTCAGTCGGCTCGGTGCGGCGGATCCACGTCAAAAAGCCGTGTTCCCTCAGCCTGGCCATTGCCGCTACCACCGCGGCGCGCGCGCGCCGGA